CCCGTCAACTCAACCCATGTTGTTGTTTCGGTGAATTGTTTCCTTCATCAAACTCAACTCTTTAACGTAATCCATCAAAGCCATCCGCAATGTCTCGCTCTCGCTAGTTCCCAAACGCCTAGCTAACTCGTTTAAAATTGCCTTTTGCTCCTTACTTAACACCACTTTCACCACACATTTTCTCGGCATTTCAATCACTTTTTCAGGTTTACCCCAACAGGATGGTCCACGCGTTAGCCCACGGATGGACCAACAAGATGTACAATGCCCTTTTTCATTTTCCCAGTATATTAATGGGGTATCAGTTGTGTGAGGTCTAAGGAAAATGCCATGGGAAAACACGGAAAAAAACATCCGAAGCGGACACCGAGACGCGGCGGATTTCCAGCAGGACACTCTTAAAACTATCACGTTAAACGAGAAGGAAGGAATCAAAGCCGTAGTGGGCAAGCCGAAGGGCGAGAACGCCATGGAAGTGGTGAGCTACCTGTTCGAGAAAGCCAAAGGCTGGACATTGGAGAAAGCCAAAGCATGGTTCAATAAGCATCATAACACCGCAAAAGAGCATGTTTACGCGGTTTTACCCTTCACAATCACCGAGAAAATCATGGAAAAACCCCTGCGAATACGCGGCGTCGCCATGACCGCAGGCATGAGCAGAAACTTCAACATCTACACGCCCGAAGAACTGCAAGTTTTCGCCGGCAAACTTGTTGAGGCGCCCGTTTACATAGAGCACGTGACCACCGCAAACTCCGTGGGCAAAGTCTCCGAAACCAAATGGGACGGACAGCGCTTATGGTACGAAGCGGAAATTTACGATGACGAGACAGCGGAGAAAATCCGCAAAGGCTTAATCAGGCACGTAAGCGTCGGAGCAGACTACGAGCACATAGACATAGTTGACGGAAAAATCCCTCACGGGCTGTGCAACGCGGAAATAAGTTTGGTGGCGGTTCCGGGAATATCGGAAACCAACATTCAAATCGTTGAAGCCCTGCGGGTAAAGGAGCAAAGCGTTGAGCCCACAGTGGCTGGCGAATACATCCTCGGTTTTCAATAAGACTCTTCAGCGTTTATGCCTGAACATTTCAGCACCGTTTGGCTGGACCGCGAAAACGGCGTTTTAGCCATAATGGGAAAACCGCGGCAGCAGCCCGAAGCTCAGCGCACGCAAGCCGTTTTCTTTTCCAAGGAGAAAATGTGGGATCAAGTGAAGATTCAGGATTGGCTAGCGCTTCACCCCGACTACATGGTTTCAGCTCAAAACCAAGGCGCATTCTCGGAGAGCCTGCTGAAAAAGCCAGCGGGGCAGGCCATACCCGTGGGTGAGGCGGTGAGGTTGATTGAGAAGGTTCTGCCAAGCCCCCTTGTTCAGCGGAGTTGGAGCTTGGGACCCCAGAGAATGTGTCAGGAGCTGCGCAGGGTTATCCTGAAGCTTCGCAGTTTGGAGGAAGGTCACGACTTGACCGTGAGTAGCTGAGGATGGACTCGGTGAAAACGAAAAAATTGGAGTGAAAATGAAAATGACTGATTTTACAGGAAAAAGTTGGATGGCTATAGGCGAAACAGACGACCCTAACGCCGTAGTAGAATCTTTTGAGGCTGCTGCCGTCGTTGCGAAAGGCGACCCCGTTTACCTTAGCGCCGACAACAAGGTTTCCCCTGCTACTGAAGCTCAGGACTGCATAGGCGTAGCCGTCAAAAGCGCTGCCCTTGGCGAACAATGCCCGGTGTTAACCCGTGGAAGAGTCAAAGTCAAAGCAGGTGACGCCATAGCTCGAGGCAAGGCTGTTTCCGGTGCTGACGCCTCAAAACGAGTCTTGGAGTTGACTGATCAGGCAATAGATGAAAACGGCTCAGCGACTTACACCGTTTACTACAACCGCAAACTCGGAACCGCCCTGGAAACCACGACCGCCGCAGACGACTTGCTTTTCATCGAGGTGTAGGTGGCTCAGCATGAAACCACGACTTTTCGAATCCCTGATGCAGAAGGACGGCGAGTTCAAGGAGCACGTAGAAACGCTAAGGCACAAAGCCACCGTGCACCCGTTTCTTAAGCGGTACTGCGAAGTCGGCGTCAGAGAAGGCTTGTTCAGCGATGCCGTAAGCGCAATAGGACGGTTGCATGACACGCTTGTGCAGGCTGCTTACCCAGAGATGATTGGCCGAGGCATAATTACGGTGCGTCCGACAACCGAAGCCATGGAAAGGTTCCCGTTGGACGAGAAGGCTGTGGCGTACCGTTATGCGGAAGGCGCGGTGACACGATTAAGCGGTAAGAAGAACGGCACCGTGGACGTTTACACGAACGTGACGGCGGAGTCTTCTGAGGAGTGGACACGGGAGTTTCTGGAGGATGCCACTTGGAACGTCATGGATAGCATGGCAGAGAAGGTTGGCAGAGCCTTAGGCGAAGAAGAAACCAACAGCATAATCGCGCTTTACGCCGCCATTGATGACGCGGACTTGGCGGGCGGAGACACAGTGGACCATGAGGGCGCAGCCATGAACTGGAACGGGCTGGTTAAGCTGCACGACACGGTTAGAAAAGAAAACTGGAGACCCACGGTCTTAGCCCTGAACGAAACGCAGCTGCATCAGCTTTTCACGGACGACAAGTTCATCCACGCACAGTACCTGCCCGCGGGTCAAACAGACCTGGAACAGGGCAGCATAGGTAGCGTTCTGGGCATGCGCGTCCAAGCCAGCACCTTGGTACCGAACGGAACCGCTTACGCCTTAGACACGCGAGTGGCGTCTGTTATGCTTCTGCGACGGGACATCACGGTCGAAGACTGGGAAGACATAAAAAACGGCAAGTACGGCGTCAGAGCAACCACACGATTCGGCGTAGGCGTTCTCCGAAGCAAAGCCATCGCGAAAATGACCAACATAAACACAAGCCTTGAGTGATGACCAAACAGGAGGAAGGCAGGAAATGGCGTGGCATGAAGGCAAATGTTCCCGATGCAGAAAAACACATCATTTACATGTGCCAAAGGACATCGTTGTCTGCGACTGCTGGCAACACTGCCCCATGTGCGGAGCCGAAATGACGCCATACGCGCCTGACCTTGCCCCCAACACCTACGGTTTCGACGGCAGACGAGACCTGGTGGTGCTGATGGTTTGCACTCTTCATTTTCCCATGTTTTTTAGCACAAGAAAACCCGTTGAGGTTGTTTGCACATGAGACGATTAAAAGACCGGATGAATTTGGCAAAGACCGTGCTGAAAGAGCTTGAGAGGCAGCAGCTTTGCCGAACAGAGCTTGAAAACAGAACCGTGCGAAAAAAGGGCACGCACGCCACTTTCGAGGGCATATTCCGCTTTCTCGTTCAAAACGGTTACGTTGAGAAAAGCGGGCAGAAACACCGCGCTCCTTACGTGCTAACAGAGAAGGGGGCTAAATTTCTGGAGGCTCTCTGATGAGCAAAGCGTTGCGAAGACTCGCTGAAGCATTTTCGCTGAAAACGAAGAGCGGATACGCTGTTCCTCAAAAAACCTTGGTGTACGAGACCCCTCGTATCCCATTGACTGACGTAATCAGTCTTTACGAGCGAGATCCCACGTGCAAAGCAAGCGTGGACTTGCTGGCGGCTTCAGCGGTGGGCGCGGGTTTCTACACCACAGTCAGCGAAAGCTACGAGAAAGCAGGCGAAGCCAAAAGAGCCGTGGACAACTTCAACGAAAACGTCAACTTGGACGCGCTGCTCTGCGACATGGCGAGGGGGTTGATTGCCTGCGGAAACGACTTCTGGCTTAAGCTTACTCCTGAAAACCTGCGGGAACTGCAGCGTCTGCCCGTTGACGCGGTTGAACGGGTTCAGCAGAGCTTCATTGAGGAAAAGACGCTGAAAATCCCCTACAAAATCGAAAGCTACAAGCTGCGGCAAGCATACGGCGGCCAAAGCTTAGATGCGGAAGCCGTGGTTCATTGGCGGATAAACTGCTTCGACTTTTCAGGCTACGGCACCGGCGTCTTGCAGGTCTTGCTGCACTCTTTGGTTTTCCAGTCTGATAAGCGTCCCGCGTTTGCGTGGATGAAAGCGAAGATAGAGCGTATAATGCCGCGGATATTTGAGAAGTACGCTGGACCCGACGTTTTAGCGTTGCTTGACAGGGCAGATGAAAACACCATAAAGATGTTTGAGCAAGCCATCAAGAACCGCGGCGAAGAAGGCGCCTGGTTCTTCTACAGCGGAAAAGGCGACATACGACCCGTCACACTGGATCCGCGGGCGCGTTTCGAGTATTACGTGGATCATTTGATTAACCAGTTTTATCTCGGCTGCGAGACGCCCTTGCCCAGACTGTTCAGCACACCAGGATTTACGGAAGCCTCGGCGAAAGCGGCGTTGGAGTTGCAGAACATGCTCATCAAACCTACACAGCGATACATCAAACGGCAGGTTGAGCGTGAGCTTTTCGATGTAGTTCTGATACAGGCGGGTTTGGACCCAGCGAAGGCACAGGCGCGTTTGCACTGGGGCGCGCCCAAAACGCAGGAAGCCAGCGTGGCGGACATGCTGAGGGCAGCTGAGATGGGTTTCATCCGTCCTGAAGAGTTTCGGAAAAGCGCGGTTAAGCTCGGCTGGGAACTATGGGAGGAAGCGGATACGACGGGGGCGGACAAGGATGACTGAGGTGGCGTACAACAAGTACGACGAGGCTTACAGGGCTATTCACAGCGCGTTAATGGACATAACGTGCCCTCCGCCAGGCAGAAAAATCAACCGTCTATCGTTCACTTGGAACGTTGACGGCACCATTTCGAGTTTAAAGGCATATGACGGCGCTGACCTGCTTTTCACTCTCACATTTTCTTGGAACCAGGAAAACACGTTAAACGAGGTGGCTCGAACATAGTCAGCGTTGCCTGGCTGTGCGAGAAACCGCATTAAAAGGGAGGAATAACATGGAAAAATCAAACGATAAAATCGGTTGGAAAGCCAGCTGGCGGATAGACAAGTTCAAAGACCCAGACGCCATGATCGCGGAAAGACTGCAAGCGGGTATGCCTGTGCAGGAAACCATAGACCTTTATGCGCAAGCGTTTGTTTGCAGTGAAAGGTTTGAGGCTAACCTTGCCCTGAACGAAGGCCTACAGGAATTAATCGATGTGATCTGTGGTCTGGGAACGCCCACTTGTTGGGACAATTCAAACGCGAGGCTTGGAGTGGGCGACAGCAACGTAGCAGCTGATTCAGCGCAGACAGGTTTGCAAGCAGCTTCGAACAAGATGTACAAGGCTATGGATGCAACTTACCCGCAGCGCTCGGATCAAACAGCGGAGTGGCGGGCGACTTTCGGCAGTGCAGACGCGAATTACGCTTGGGAAGAGTACACTGTTGTGAACGCCGCCAGCGACGCGGGCAAGAACTTGAACCGCAAGGTCAGCAGCAAAGGCACGAAAAGCTCTGGCGAGACCTGGACGCTTAGTTTGCAAATAACCTTCAGCTGAACAGGGCCTAACCCTTGAGCGTATCACCAATCAACAACAACGCGTTCGAAATAACCATCAAAACAGGTGATACTGCTCAAATCGGCGACCCCGCAAAACCAACTTTTTCACCCGAAATATCTTTGAACCGATGGAACGGCGAATGCAAACTAAAACTGGCGTTCGACGATTCAAATATTGAATCTGCAAGCAAAACAGTTCAGTACAACGAGAATGAAGTGCGCCTGAACACGCCGCTCGTAGATTTCAAATTCTACAAAGTTGACAAGGACGACGTGGGACTGGAAGAAGAAATAATTTTGAAAACCAGACCAGCGTCGGACAAAATCGTTTTCATCAACCAAAGCGAAAACCTAGTCGCGTATCCTCAGCCGCCTTTGACACAGGAGTTTAACCCTGAAGATTGTGTGGAGCTGTCAGAAACCCACGCCCTGCTAAAAAGCGGAGGCGAATGCGAACGACCAGTAAACGTGGTTAATTCCGTAGCATTTTATCACGCGGCACGAGGAAACCTGCAGACAGGTGCGGAAGCCGCTGAAAAGTACAAGGCGGGCAAAGCCTTTCACCTTTACCGTCCAGAATGCATAGACGCCGACGGCAAGCGTGCGTGGGCTGATTGCGCTTTGGATGTGAACGGCAACATTATTATGACGTTGCCGCAGGAGTTTCTGGATTCCGCCAGGTATCCGGTGGTGGTTGACCCTACTTTCGGCTACACTTCGGTGGGTGCTTCAGAAAACGGTTTAAGCGGTACCATGGGTTGTCGTTTTCAAGCATCCGCGGCAGGGACCATAACAAGTGTTTCGCTTTACACGAAAAACGTCTTGACGGGAGAAGACAAGTTGGCTGCGGGCGGGGTTTACAGTGACAGCGGCGGTTCCGTTGGCACCCGTCTTGGCTACGAGTACACGGATGACCCCGTTCCAAACGACAACGTTTACCACGGGTGGTTTCCTTGCTCTCCGCTATCAACCCCGATTACAGCTGGCACTTATTATTGGTTCACCGAGTCTGTCACTTCTGGCGGCTGGTTCGGCGTAAAATACGACTCTGGCGACGCAAACCAAGCCGCAACCTCAAGTGACAACGAACCTCCGCCCGTAACACTCAGCAATCCATCCTACTACAACCGAAAATACAGCATTTACGCCACATACACCACAGGCAGCACGTTGCAAACCGTGACGGACTCGCTTTTGCTCTCAGACTTGACCCTAAGAGACAAAACGCTGATAGCCATCACCGAC